GGATACGGCGCCGTATCGAGACAATGATCCATGACCTCAGAGATAAAGCCCGGCACACGGTAAAGATTTTCAGGCAGCGGGCCAGGATCATCGCTGGCGCTCCTTCCAGTTTCGTCCGTCGCGTCAGTCGTCACGCTGAAGTTGGATAGATCGACACTATCGGACTTCCCATAACCTTCGCTGCTAAGCGCACGACATGCCGCTGCAAAATCCCCACCATGCTCCAGCAGTGCATAGACCGCGAACGGCCCATAACCTCGTCCCGGCTCAAACGGTGTGGCGTTGGACGAGAAGACATAAAAGACGCGGTTTTTGAGCGTCGCACTACACCCGGCTCGCTTCCCCGGTCGACACCACTGTTCATTCTCACCGCCTTTGACGCGGCGCCAGCCATGACGCTCTAGGACGCCGCGTACGTCGCCGGATTGGTTGTAGGCATCACCGGGTAGCGATCCGCTTGAGTCGCCACAGAAAGCCTCCTGCGCGCGCTCAGGGCCACTGGTTTCGACGGGCGTTTCATCGAGTGATTTAGCGGCGGTGAGCAGGAGTTCGTGCTCATCGTCACTGAGAATCGGCAGCCGGGTTAGCGAGCCCTGAATGATTTCGTAACCGGGCGTCGGGTCACAGAGAAACAAGCCTCCCTCGCCGCGAGTTTCGATCAACAGTGGACTTACGTAAAACCGCCCTTCGACTTGCCTCGGGACGAGTTGTTTGTCCTCTATCACGACCGGGCGACTATCGGGCACCTCGGTCCAGCCGCGAGCAAGGACGGTGCTACCCGCGACGCTAGATTCACAGCGATAAATCACATGTCGCCCACCAGACTGTGTCTCTGCGATCACCAGTCGATCGAAAAGCTCTGCCGACTGGGCGCGAACAATCTCTCGCCATGGGTGAAACGCGATGCCCTTGTGATCGAAGTCGATCACTTCAAGGTTACCCGATGCCTGCCCGGCAAGAATGCACATCGAGTCCGAGTTGGAAAACCAGTGTTCTAGTTGTTGGTCGGTTGGGGGTTGGGTTCGGAAGTGTTTGAATTTGGTTAGGTTGGGTCGCTTGGTGGTTCGATCGGCAGGTAAAACACAAAGACCAGCCTCGGCATAACGGTGTGCAAGCTCGGCCGGCGACGATGTTGTTACTTCCATCACGAATCCCCAAAACAATTGGTCAAATAAAATCCTTGTCGTACTGAATGCCTCTGGTTTGTTTACTGCTTCAAAATGGCACCTCCTCTAGTTTGGCTTCTGGGATCTGACCGAGCCGGTAATCCACGATGCGGTCGTACTTGTCGCCGGCGACCTGCCGGATGGTGATGGTTTCCGGTGAAGCCAGCATGCCGGCATCCGCCATCTCAAGTGCTTCCTCAACGCTGTCCGGGCACGGCTCGTGAGACCGACATCGCCACCAGGACGCAGCCTTGCGACGCGCATAGCCTGAGTGTTCCAGGCAGATGTATTCACTCTGCCAGTGATTCAGCCCGACCATGTAATCCACTCGCAGGCAGCGTGGTGCCTCTTCGGGAGCGTCTCGCTTTTTGTGGAGGCGATAGACCGTATCGATCACTTCGTACTTGCTATCGACCTTCTCGCCGGAGAGAACACCCGCATTCGTTGCCGTGGCGGCGTGCATTTCACGCTCGGGTGGCGGGAACGGATGACCACATGCGGGGCACTCGGCGTAGCCGCAAGCGACGATTGCCTGGCAGCTTTCACAGACCTTCGCTGGCGGTTCGGTCGACTGCTGCGAATTCTTTTCGGCCGGCTCGATCTGATCAATCGGTCCATGACGTTCGATATTGCCGCCAAAGTCGAGAATCAGGCAATTCTCTTTCCCTGGGTGCAAGCGGAAGCCGCGTCCGACCATCTGAAGTAGTAATCCGGGCGACATCGTGGGACGCAGAAGAGCGACACAGTCGATGTTGGGTGCATCGAAACCAGTGGTCAGCACGCTCACGTTGACGAGGTACTTCAGCCTGCCACCACGAAAGTCGGCCAGAATCTGATCTCTCTCGTCCCGGGGTGTTTTGCCAGTCACCAGGCCACACTTCACACCGTGTCCATCCCGCATCGCGTCAACGATTGCTTTTGCATGGGCAACACCAGCAGCAAAGATGAGGCAGCATTTACGGTCCAGGGTTCTCTCCAAAATCTCACGGCACGCCGAACCCACGAGCGACTCGGTGTTCATGAGAGCCTCCGCCTCACCGGCGATGAACTCACCGCCGCGAATGTGAAGCTGTTCGGTGTCGGCTCTTTGCTCCCCTGATTTCGACAGGAGCGGTGAAAGGTATCCATCACGTATCAATTCCGTGATGCCCACCTCGTAGCAGACGTGATTCAAAAAATGGTCCGGTGTGCAGATCGTCCCCGAATCAAGACGAAAAGGTGTCGCCGTGAGTCCAATGACCCGGGTGTGTGGATTGATGACTTGGCAGTCCTTGAGAAACTGCCGGTACATGCCGTCACCTTTCCGGCTGAGCATGTGCGCCTCGTCGATGATGATCAGATCAAACGGATCCAGATCACACGCCCGCTGATAGATACTTTGGATACCAGCGACGAGCACCGGCGTCTCGGTATCCCGCCGCTTGAGTCCCGCCGAATAAATCCCAACCGGAATGCCACGACACAGAGATTGCACCTTTTCGGCGTTTTGCTGCAACAGTTCTTTTACATGGGCGAGAATCAGGACTCGCCCATTCCAGATGCTGACAGCATCGGTGGCGATTCTCCCCAGCACCAGACTTTTGCCGGCACCGGTTGGCAGCACCACCACCGGATTGTCATCACGGGTGCGCAAGTGATCGTAGACCGCATCGACGGCGGCTTGTTGGTACTGGCGTAGCTTCATGCCTTAGATTTCAGTCCGTTTAAGATTTCTGTCAGCCGAGTTAGATCGTCCAAACGCAGCACGACGACCCACGGCCGGTGGTTGCTGCGATGCAGGACGAGCGGGAGTCGTTCACCCGCATCCACGATCGATTGATCGAGCGCCTTGTAAAGACTCAGCCGCTCGGAGCGTTTGACCTCGATGTGCAGGTCATCACAATCGGTCACCACATCCGGTGAATCACTTCCACCGGCGTACTGCTGCCCGCGGCGGGCGCTGATCCCCAGCACCCGGCCAATCTCGCGAGCAGCTTCCCGTTCTCCACGCTTTCCCTTATTGCGTGATCGTCTTCCCATCCCTGGGCTCCTTTCCCGCTTGGGGTTATGCCGTTCGGTTCCATGGCGGCGCGTGCGTACCAGATTGAGCCCCGGCACCGGCAGCCTCTTTCCTCGCATAGCCGCGAATCTCGTTCGACATTTCGTCGCTGTCGCTGCGTTTACGGCAGCGAACCGAGATCACCATGGGCAGGTTGTGCAGCTCCATTGAATCCTTGGGCTGCATTACTCCCACGGCGCGGCAGATCGACGACAGTTCCGCCCTGGCGATCGAAACCGCCTGGGCATTCGGATTGTCGAGATTGAGCCGAGCCCAGAGCAAACGTCCTTTGTAATCTCCTTCGAGTATTTCAAACGTCAACTGCAGGTAGTGTCCGGTGCCGGCTTTGGTCGGTTTATTTTCCGACTCAATCACCATGGCGATGTATTTGCCGCTTGGCACCGGTTCGATCGGGGTGGTCGGCTCCACGGCGGTGGCATCAAATCCTTGAAGACTAGTCATTGGCGAGTTCTCCTTCGCTCGAGTCACGGTTGGTAAAGTGGTCGGAATAAGCCTTCCAGGAGAGCGGCAACTCCTCTGGCAGGTTTTGCAGTCGGTTCTTGGCCATATGGGCTGGTCGCTCGGTGGTGCGCAGGACTCGCTCGCCGGTGCCGACACCCTTGGCTTTCTTGCGATTGAAACCCTCCTCACTCGTCTTGGTGTAGACCTTGTAGGTGGCGAAGAAGACTTCGTCACACCACTCCTGAACGATCTGGGACGCAAGACGATGTAGCCTCGGCACGTAGCGGTCGTAAGTGTCGGTCTCCGGGTTCTCGAAACGCTCGATGCGTGCATGAGCGAGCAGAACGATCGTCATGCCACGCTCCAGACGCAATGCATCGAGCCCGGCAAGCAGCTGTCGCCACTGGGTCAGCGCGAACGAGTAACCCTTGGCGTAACCAATGTCCTCGATCGAATCGACTTGCCGTTCCCGGCAGACATCAGCCCAGATCAGCCGCTCGAGCCAATCGACACTGTCGATCACCACGGTGGCGAAATCATGCTCTGACGAGTACAGCTCCTCGATCGCAGTCATGGCGTCTCGATAACTACTGGCAAGGGGAAACCTCGCACAGTCGATCTCACCAAGACCGTCTTCGGTCTGAATGAACACCGCTCGGTCGGCCTGCGACCCGAAAGTCGATTTTCCAATGCCGTGAGTGCCGTATAGCAACACGCGTCGCGGCCGGTTCTGCCGGCCGGTTGTCACTTTTTGTAGTAATTGCATCCTGCTTTTCATCTCCTTCGGTTAGATAGTCTCAATGGGTTCCATGTCGAATTCGCACGACGGGTCGACCTCCAGCAGGTAATGACCCTCATCGGCGCGAATCACGACGCGCAGATTCGGCTCCAAGTGCTTTCGCAGCTCGGTGCACGATTCGTTGAAGCGGCGGGCGGCCGCGTTGTACTCGCGCTGGGCACGCAAGTAGCTCTTGAAGGCGAGCGAGACATTGACCCG